TCACCTGATAAGCACCCACCACACTACTGCCGCCGTTACCGGAATCTGATGCGCTGGCTGTCACTTCGGTAGGACTCAAAGCACCGTCAACTGTTATATCAGCAATTGTTGTGCTTGCAGTCCGTGCAGTAAAAGTAAACGAGTTGTCGTTTACAATAGAATCTATTTCGTATTCTTGGTTTAACACATTGGCAGTGATATTGCCGCCAAGACTCGCTGCACCGGAAAACGTAACAAAATCACCGGCTATCGCACCGTGGCCCGTGTCTGTTGCAGTGATGGTTGACGATCCGTTTGATGCAGCAAAAGTTACGTCGCCCGCGCTAGTGGTAACACGTAAAGGAGTGATATCAGAAAACGCGCCGCCTTCTTCTATAAAATATTTAAGGTGTGTTCCTACTCCTCGATATCGCGCACCATCTAACGCAACAAAAGAGTGCAAATTTCTTGCGGTTCCAAGATAACTAATAATTGAATTTTTTTGCCACCCACCTATTTTTTCTGGTGTACCAAACCTAAAACGTATTTTGTCACAGTCAAACCATCCGCCTTCGTTAGCATAGGAGGTGGTTTCTCTATTAACACCAGGTCTGAACTGTAACTTAGTTAGAGGCATATGCCTTACACCAAAGCGAGGTTCATGAGGCTAGATAGCTTGATTTCCATAACAATCTCCTAAACAAATCGTGGGCCTTCTTTCCAGTACACTATGGTATTTCTAATTCCCTTGGTCACCCCTGTCACGCGATGAGGAACATGACTGGGAAACATAACTACCGAACCAAAACCTCGTAGCTCACGTAGCGGAAGAATACCGCCTTGTGTAAAAATTTCCAACTCTCCCCCCTCAAATCTTTCAAGAGACGAATTTATCACTACGGTAAACTTTGAATCAAAATTTTCCGAATTAGATCCATCTTGATGCCAATCATAATCATCCGACGATTGATACTGTTGAGATAAAACACCGCTTGTCGAAAAATTTTCATCAAGATGATAACCCCAGATATCCCTGTTAATTCGTTTTACCTGCTCATCCAACAATTTTAAGTAAGAATGAATATGTTGCCAATGCACCGATTTTACTGAAGAGACATTTTTGAGAGATGCTCCAGCATCTGACTGAGACGGATTATCTTTAAAATTACTTACACCGTTTTTCTCAAAAACATCATTAAGTTCAATAATTTGTTTGCGAGAAAAAAAATTGTTCCAAAACCACCATCTATACTGAATCAAAATGCCTCGCGAGATTAATCTATAAAACAATACCACCCTGTCGCAATATATTTAACTTGCGTTGGTGATGCAATTCCTCTGTGAAAAAACGTCCAATCGCAAGGCCAAATTAGAGTGAGACCTTTTTTTGGTTTCACTTTTAACTTTTGATGAAGAAACTCTGTTTCTCCAGCATCGGTTACATCATTTAGATAAGTCATAAAAGTTAAATGCCGACTACCATTTGCGTTTGATGACCTTTCGCAATGCCAATTAAAAAAACCTCCGCCTTTAGGATATTTTTGAACATTACCCGTTTCTCCACCATCTGTGAATATTCCAACATCATTTGAACACGGATATTCTTCAAAGTACATATTTAAACATTTTTGTAATTCAATCGAGTAATCAACACAAACCTGATGTTCAAAAGATAAAAGTCTGTCAATTGAATCTTTTGTTTTTTTATTCACAACTTTTCTTCCGTCTTCTGGTGAATAAACCAAACCTGCGCCAGTCTCGCCACGTTTTTGTGCGTCTTTATCTTCTATATATGCAATAAGCCTATCACAAATAGACAAATCATCTAAAATCCAACTTCCAATAAAAGACGGATGAGTGTTTTTTGTTAATAACACAGGCGTAGGGCCGTCATTAATATTCTTTGAAATAAGATGCATTAGGTAGATTCAACCCACTGTCTATTTGTTTCGTCCCAAACCCAGTTTTTTTCTTGATCTGAAGGCATCGCAACAGGGGGTTCCCACAGGCACGTTTCTTCATTCAAGGTCCAACTGGCAAAAGGCTGGTTGGTGTAAAAAGCGTCTCTAACAGAATCATAAATACAACCAATGCCAGCAAAATTCTTTCTTAACGCAACACCACCATCTGGCACTCTTTCGGATGATGTTATTGTTTCTTTTGTGCCGTCTTCGTTTTCAAATTCTGCAACGTGAGTTTGGTCTTTGTAGTGAACTCCGCCATGAGTGTTGTAAGATGTTTGAACCCACGTTACACCATCTTCTGTTGGTAACGAATCAATAAAAGACTGCTCTGCCACTATAACTGTCTGTACAACACCGTTTTTCACTTTTGCAAAATGTGACATATTTTACCTACGTGTTAGGTGTAAAAGTTCCACTGGATGTAAACTCATGATACGTGTATCCGCCGTCTTCCGTAATGGAGTCGCCGCCTGTGGCTGCTTGAGAGCCTGAGTAACGAATCATAACGTACCCTGATCCTCCTGCCCGATACATTTGTCCAGCGTTTATGTAACCACCTCCGCCCCCACCTTTATTTGCTGCGGCAGCGTTTCCAAAATCGAGTACACTTTGTTTTCCTCGCGCCGCCCCTGAGCTGCCGCCGTCTGAGGCCGATCCGCCTTGGGCGTTATTGTTGCTCGTAGACCTTGCCGCTCCTCCTCCCCCGCCGCCGCGACCCGTCGAGTTATACCATCCAGAAGGGGTAAAGCCCGATCCCCCTGCACCTCCATTTGGCTGTGAGTCAGCATTTCCTCCTCCTCCCCCTGAGCCGCCACCGCCTCCCCCAGCCCAAGCGTAAGCACTGTCAACGCCGTTTCCGCCACCTCCGCCAGAAGAATCATATCCCGAATTATCGGCACCCGCGCCTGTTTTATAACTGGTGTTGCTACTTGCTCCACCCCCACCGCCAGTGCCTGCGCTTCGTGCGAGAGAATCATTCAAGCCGCCCCCACCTCCGCCTCGTGATTTAAAGATATCTCCAGCATCCGCGCCAGCACCAACAATGGTGGAATCTCCGCCGTTATTACCGTGAATGTAATCGCCTGGAAAGCCACCTCCAGCCCCCACAGTCACGGTATATCCTACCCCACCAACAAAATCTCTGGCTGACGTTACAACATAACCTCCACCCCCGCCGCCGCCTGATCGTTGTGCATTGGTGACGCCTGAACTGCCACCTCCCGCCAAAACGATACATTCACAAGATAAAAGTGTCACAGGTGCGCCGCCTACACCAAAACCCAATACATTGTAGCCAAACATTGTCATGTCAATTACCTCTACGCATCGTTAGCCGCATCTGTAGTAAAGAACAACTTGATACCTAATAGTCTTGCATCACCAGATTGATCATCCGCGCTTACATCTCGCATGATCTGGAAATACGTCATAGTATCAACTGCCGCATTGGCAATAGTAACAGCACCTGATTCTGCTGAAACCGTCATATCATTTGAGGTACCGCTGAAGGCTTTTGCAGTCGCAACCACGTTTGTTCCAAACGCTGTGTTAATCGAAGCATCATCAGCCATCGAACCACCCGATAAACCCCATGCAACTGTGCCAGTGTTTGTTCCAGTGACTGTCCAAAACGCTTGAAATGTCACAGTTCCCTCGTTCCAAGACTTTGGAAAACATACGGTAAACTGAGCGTTTTCATCAGAAGATGGGTCAAAATCCAAACATTTGAGTTCTGGCCCATTCGATAGTTCGACTTGTGCAATATCCGCACAACCGTTTGTGGTGTTTGGGTACATTGCCGCTGCTGGAACATAGATGGTTTCTTTACCCACTAGTTTTGCTGTTGAAAAACTTAAAACACCAGACCCATCTGTTATCAACGCCTGAGATGCATCACCATCAGACGAAGGTAAGGTTAGCGTTATATCTGCGGTAGAAGCAGGGCCAATCAACGTAACTTTGTTTGTGCCGTTGTCACTGTCTTCAAAAAATTCTAAAAACCCTGCACTTGTCGCACCATTTTTTAACTGCAACCCTGCGTTGACTACTGGAGTAGTGATTGTTGGAGTAGTAAGCGTTTTGTTTGTCAAAGTCTGGGTTGCAGCAATTCCAGCTAAAGTGTCTGTGACTGCTGGCAGCGTTAAAGTTTTGTTGCCATCAAAAGCACTGTGTGCTGGTGCTTGGAGCTGTGCATAATGAGCATTTGAGCTTTCGCAATAAAACTTAATGGTTGACTGTGTGCCACCATTTTTTAATGCAATGTCGCCTTGACTGATTTCTACGCCATTGGTCGAACCACCAGCTACGCCAAGCGTACCAACAATAGTGACGTTGGTCGTTCCAGTTGGAATCTCAAGAACATCCGCATCCGCATCGTTCTTGATCGTAACATCGTTGGTCGAGCCTTGACCTGTCAAAATGAGACCTTCCGTTGACGTAAAGCCCATTGCCGCATTGTCACCAGCAGATGTATCGCCAGTTGCTTCAACGGTGGAGCCTGTAATAACGCCACTAGAGGTGATAGCGCCAGAAGCAGTAAGTGCAGCAATTGTCGTTGTGCCTGTCAGATCCAGATCGACAGTTGCTTCAACAACAGCGGCACCGGATCCTGCGCCATCCAGATAAACAATTTTGACACCGCCGTTGGGAATGTTGACTGTTGCGCCACTGCCCTGTTTAATTGTAATAATTTGTGAGCCGCTTGTTGCGTTCTCTATAATCATTACCCGACTCATGGTGTTTGGCGCAATCGTCAACTCGCGAGTCGCAGTAAGTGAGGCTCCAGAGGTAACTTTATAGTATAAAGATCGTGCGGGGTCCGTTGATCCATCTGCCACAGTGGTGGTCGCGTTAGCATCTGAGCTAAAAGCAGCTTCCGTGCCATAACTTAAAGCTTCTCCTATCAATTCCAAATTTGTGTTAGTGGTCGTGCCCCAGGTACCACTGCCTTCACCCGTCGCAAGTTCTGTCAATCTTAAATCATTTACATAAGTAGCCATATTTTTGCCTCTCCTTCACTAAGGCGTTGCAACTATTTCTGTCCAAGTCACTGTCGCATCTGGTGTAATTCTACCCCAAACTAAAACCGCGTTTGTTGAGCCGGTTGCTTGCAAACCGGTCACATTAATCGTTACTCCCGTCCCCGCTGTCGCCGTGACTCCTGATAATCCACTGGTAGCTGCAAGTCCCGTCAGTAATACAGTGTCTTCCAAAATAACTGTAACACTGTTAGTAGACCCTGTAGCTCCTGGTATTACAGTGTCGCCACCCCATGTGCCAGAATTCCATGTGGTGTTAACAGAGTTCCAGCCACTTAGGGCAACTGTTACATCAGCCACTACGCAATCCTGATTATCGCGTTACTCGCATCCGCTGTTGGAAAAACAATTACAAAATCACCGCTTGAAGACTCTTTATCAGAACCAAAATCAAGAACTAAAACAGCGGGATCTCCCGACGCGCTGTCATTAAAAATCAATGCGCCCCTAGCCGTAATGGTGCTGCTGCTAAATGTTACGTCAGTGAAATCGGTAAATGCGGTCGTGCTTGAACTCGTGGGAGTTGAATTTGTAAGCGTAGCGCCTTTTGCCGTGTAACCTGTCCCACTAACCTCGTTTGAGGTCGTATAAGCCGTCGTGTCGGCATTGAAAGTAGCACTGTTGGTATACATCGCTAACTTAAACGTATTTCCTGTCGAATTTGTAAAGTCATGCGTAGCCGTCATCAATTCTTTTTTGAAACTGGTACACATAAAATTTCCACTAAAAGCCATCATAACCTCCTGAGTGCTTCTGCTAGTTTAGGTTGTCCTGCGTCACACAATAAATTGTAAACATTCGTTCTATCACTTTTTATCGCTTCTTTCAAATAAAAGGTAATTAGAACCAACATTTGCTCTTTGTAAGCAAGTGCTTGTGCTTTTATTACCTCTGGCGCGGAATCAGAAACCGAAATAATATGACGAACACAACGCTCGGCAATTTCTTCGGGAGTCGATCCCCGATTTTTCGTAGTTTGAACCGTAATACCAAAATCAGTCGGCATGTTTGCACTATCAGTCCACATTATGTTTTTT